ACAACCATCAGTTCACAAGTTCGTCTTTATAGTGTTAAAAAATAATCACTACATTTGTTTAGATACTAATCAATGAAATGGCTAACAGAAGTCGCTAAATATCACGAAGACTATTTAAGGATAGTCCGAAGTTTGGGCGAAGATGTTTACGCAGAGGATATAGTACAGGAGATGTATTTAAGGCTGCATAAATATGGAGATTTAAGCAGAATTATACAGAAAGACGGACAGGTGAACATTAATTACATTAGATGCGTATTATACAATATTTACAAGAGCTTGTGTATGGAAAGACAAAAACATCAAAAGGTAGATTTAGACGAGATTAAGCACCTTACCGTTGAATACGATTACATCTCTAAAAAGGAAGCAGAATATTTATTAGAAGCAAAGATATCTGAAGAGATGGATTCCTGGCATTGGTACGATAAAGGCTTATTCAAGTTATATAGGGACAAGGAATGGAGTTTTAGAGAGGCATCCAAAGAAACCAAGATAGGAACTAAAAGCATATTCAGTACAATTAAATACTGCAAACAAAGATTGAGAGATAATTGTGCGGAAGATTATGAAGATTATTTAAATGAAGATTACGAAAAAATATAACTAATGGAGAAAAACACGGAATACTATTTAGGATTAGACAAAAGGTCTAAAGAGTACAAAGAATGGAAGAAGCAACAACCAAGTGAGGGATTAGGAGATACGATTGAAAAGATAACAGAAGCAACAGGCATCAAGAAAGCAGTTGAATGGTTAGCTGGAGAAGATTGTGGGTGCGATAAACGTAAGGATTCTTTGAACAAGATATGGAGATACAGAAAGACGAACTGCCTAACAGAAGCAGAATACGAATGGCTATCAGACTTCTTTTCTAAAGGTGGTACATATAGACCAAGTGGCAAAAGAAAACTATTCACTATATACAACAGAGTATTTAATGCAAAGCAAGGAGATACAACCTGTAAGAGCTGCATTAGAGATATAGTAAACAAGATGAGAAAGGTACACGAAGCATATAATGATTAAGATAGTAGGGCATCCAATAAGGCACAAGAAAAGAATCAAAGAAATACAAGCAAGGTTTTTAGATTCTGGAGCAGAGGTTGAGGTATGCTATGAAAACACGAATCACATTACAATAACAAATGAAAACAGAGAAAGTAAAGATAGGGAAGATAAAGAATAATCCTAACAATCCAAGACTAATTAAAGACGATAAGTTCAAGAAGCTTGTTAAGTCAGTTAAGGAGTTCCCAGAAATGTTAGAAATAAGACCAATAGTAGTTGACAAAGACAATATTGTATTAGGTGGCAATATGAGATTAAGAGCCTGTCAAGAAGCTGGATTAAAAGAAGTTCATATCATACAAGCAGATAAACTAACAGAGAAACAACAAAGAGAATTCATAATTAAGGACAATGTAGGCTTTGGAGAATGGGACTGGGACGAAATAGCAAACAACTTTGAAACACCAGAGTTAGAAGATTGGGGTTTAGATTTACCTGTTTTTAATTCATTTGACAATGAAAAGGAATATGAAATAGAGAACGATTTATGGTTTTTAAACATAGAATTTGAATCAGAAGAAAATGCTCAAGAATGGTACGAAAAACTAAAAAAAGAAAACTTAAACATTAAGATAGTACAATGATACCAAACGAAATAGAAGTTATATTAAAGTCAGATGTTAATAAAGAATTTAGATGTCAAGTAGCAGCCAATTCTTTAGATATTGATGCGGAAAAAAAAGCTATACATCATTTAAAAATAAATAATATTAAAATACCTAATAAATGGAATATCGGTCTTGTTTATGGTAATAGCGGTAGTGGCAAAACAACTATGATTAAACATTTATATGGAAATGATATATTTGATGTCAAATTAGATGAAGATAAACCCATTATAAATCAACTTCCAAAAGATATGACTTACGAAGATTGTGTTAAAATGCTTAATGGTATTGGTTTAAATTCTGTTCCTTGTTGGATAAGGCCTGTTAAAACTTTGTCAAATGGTCAACGTGCAAGAGCCGAAGCAGTATATTTAATGACTAAATCTAACGATATTGTCTTTATTGATGAGTGGACATCTGTCGTGGATAGAACTGTAGCTAAAGCTATGTCATTATGTTTATATAAATATGCTAAACGTAATAATAAAAAGATAATATTATGCTCTTGTCATCAAGACGTTTTGGAATGGTTGCAACCAGATTGGATGATAGATTGTAATAAACAAGAGTTCATACTTCCAGAATCGGAAGATTTTTTTTTTACAAAACGAGAGCAACTTAAATTTGAAATCAAAGAAATTGACCGAACAAGTTGGAAATACTTTAGCAAGTATCATTATTTAAGTGAAAGATTGCCAGGTGGAAAATTGTATTTATATGGATTATTTCATAACAACAATCAAATAGGTTTTCAATGTTTTGCAAATTACACACCTCACAAAAAAGGAACTATTATAATTTATCATTCTAATAGAACAGTAATACACCCAGATTATACGGGAATGGGTTTAGGAATAAAATTAATAAATGGAACGAGTGTATTGTTAGCAAATAAAATTAAATGTAGAATTATGGCTAAATTTAGTTCTACTCCAGTTTATAAAGCTATGATTAAACAAGAACAATGGAAATATTTAGGTTTTAAAAGAACAATGGGAAAACTAAAAATAGGAGGAAATATGTTAAGACAAAAGGGTTTTAGAGAAAAAGGAGTAAAAACTTATAATTTTGAATATATAAACACGAACAATGGCAAATGAAGAAAACTTAATACCATACGAGAAAGGACAAAGCGGCAACCCTAAAGGCAGACCAAAGGGAAGCAAGAACAGAAGTTGTGTAGCAAAGAAATGGCTATCAGTAGAGCAAGACTTAAAGAATCCTTTAACAGGAGATAATGAGGTAATGAGCCAAGAGGATTTAATGACATTGGCTTTAATTAAGAAAGCAAGAAAAGGGGATGCTACTGCATACCAAAAATTATTAGATAGTGCATACGGTGCGCCTGTCCAACAGATAGAACAAACCAATATAGAGCAACCTTTATTTCCAGATGTTAAAGAGGACAACGGCAATAGATAAGATATTAGCGTTAAAAAAACGAATCAAAATTATTCAAGGTGGCACGAGTGCTGGTAAGACGTTTGGCATCTTGCCTATCCTTATACACAAAGCAGCAGATACTCCAAACCTTGAAATAAGCGTAGTAGCTGAATCTATACCACATTTAAGAAGAGGAGCATTAAGGGACTTCTTAAAGATTATGAAGTGGACTAATAGATACTTTGATGACAGATATAACAAGAGCCATTTAAGATATGACTTTGCTAATGGTAGTTTTATTGAGTTCTTTAGTGCAGACGATTCAAGCAAGTTAAGAGGAGCAAGAAGAGATATCCTGTACATTAATGAGTGCAACAATATAACCTTTGACGCTTACAACGAAATGGCAATAAGAACACGAAAGGAAGTGTATCTTGATTTTAACCCAGCTAATGAGTTTTGGGTACACACCGAACTAAAACACGAATCAGATGCAGACTTCATTATCTTAACCTACAAGGACAATCAAGGACTTGATGAGGGTATCGTACAACAAATAGAAAAGAATCGCTTAAAAGCAAAGACAAGCACGTATTGGGACAATTGGTGGCGTGTTTATGGAGAGGGCAAAATCGGTCAATTACAAGGAGCAGTATATACCAACTATTCAATCATTGATAAAATACCAGAAGAGGCGAGATTGATAGGCATAGGATTAGACTTCGGATATTCAGCAGACCCAACGGCAATTATTGAGATATACACCTACAATAACCAAAGGATATTAAACGAGATAGCATACCAAACGAAACTACTCAATTCTGACATAGCAAGAATATTGCCTGTAAGCGTTCCAATTGTAGCAGATAGTGCAGAGCCTAAAAGCATAGAAGAAATACGCAGAGAGAAACACGGAGTGCTNATNAAGGGCGCTACTAAAGGNAAGGATTCAATNAACTATGGCATAGATGTNATGCAAAGGCAAGATTATCTGGTAACAAAGAGCAGNACAAACCTCATCAAAGAATTAAGGTCNTATTGTTGGGACACAGACAAGACAGGAAAACGACTAAACAAACCNATNGATAATTTCAATCANGGCTTGGATGCAGTACGNTATCANGAGATGGATACATTAGGGTTAAATAAGAATTATGGAAGCTATTCNATTAAGTAGCTACGGATAACAAAAACACGAATATTTAGTTATTAATATAAGAAGATGAAGATAGACATAACATTACCAACAGATTTAAGNGAGATACCNTTAACACGNTATCAGACCTTTATTGATATGCAAGGTAAAAGCAATGATGAGGAGTTTATAGCACAGAAAATGATACAGATATTTTGTGGCATAGAACTNAANGAAGTTATGAACATTCAGTTAAAGGACTTAAATGAATTGATAGTACACTTCACAGAGGTGTTTAAACAGAAGCCAAAATTAAGACGTCACTTTAAATTAGGAGAGCATACCTTTGGATTCATTCCTAATCTGGAGCATATAAGCTTTGGAGAGTATGTAGACATAGAACACAACTTACAGGATTGGAAAACATACCACAAGGCGATGGCAGTAATGTTCAGACCAATTAAAGAGCAGTATAAGGACAAGTATTCTATAATAGACTATGAGCCAAACGAAGATATGCAAGAACTGATGAAGTTCGCTCCTTTAGATATTGCCATAGCAGCAAGTGTTTTTTTTTACGATATCGCGAAAGAATTACTAAACGCTACGCTCAACTATTTACAGAAAGAGATGAAGACAATGACCAACTCAATGAGTTCAACGAAAGAGTTCAATTTGGCAAAAAATGGAAATGGTACTCAAGCATCTATCAATGTGCTCAAGGAGATGTCACACGAATTGATGCAGTTACAAAACTCCAATTATCTCAATGTCTTACCTATCTCACATTTGAGAAAGAGAAAAACGAAATTGAAGCCAGAGAGCTTAACAGAAAAATGAAAAGATAAACTATGAACTACTTCGATATAATAGACAAATTAAGAACACACTTTGAGAGCTGATGAATTAATATCCACCGTATCACAAGGGGACATCTTTGACGTTGACCTAAATAAGCAGACAATCTTCCCATTGGTGCATATTATAGTCAATACTGCAACCTTTGAGAATAACGTTATTAGATACAATTTAAGCATATTGGCAATGGATATTGTAAACGTATCAAAAGACGAAACCACAGATAAGTTCAATGGAAACAATAACGAGTTATATGTACTCAATACTATGTTAGCAGTTCTTAACAGATGCTATGAGTTGTTAAGAAGAGGGGACTTATATACAGATGCTTTCCAAGTAGATGGTACTCCAACGTGTGAGCCATTTACTGAACGTATGGAAAATAATTTAACAGGGTGGACGTTGACCTGTGATATATTAATACCTAATGATATGACTATCTGCTAATGAAGAAAGGCGAAGTACAAAAGGTATTAGATATCTTTAGAGATAGGGTTATCAAGGAAGCTAAACAAGGTTTGCCAAGAGATACAGGCACACTTGCAAATAGCTTAAAATCTTATGTCAAAGAATCGCCTAATA